ATTCTTCTGCTCTATATGTCATTGTTTCCTTTCAATTCAAAAACCCCGGCTATTTACTTGCGTAGGGATAGTTCCGGGGCTTTCATTTGTACTATAACGGTCCCAAGGTAGCCTGCACTTGCGCAACAAACACAAAGGGTGTCATATACATTATACACTATCTGTTATTCCGATAAAAGCCAGTGCCCTTTAATTGCATCAAAGGAGCTGAATAGACTTGTTTTAATTCCCCATTGCAATGTTCGCAATGAGTCTTCTTTTGTTCTTCTTTTATTGAACGAATCTCAGTATAAAGATGATCGTTCTCACACTTATAATCGTAAATTGCCATATTATCTAAATTTTGGATTGGGATGATTTGGTTCCGGATAGATTGGACCCTTATAAGTATAACTCCCGCTTGACACATTTGCCCCACGAGAATCGTAAACTGCGTAGTTTGTTACAATTGGTCCATTAGATGTCGTAATTGGAATTTTATTATGCCTATTGATTGGTGATTCATCAATTGAGTAAAAAAAATTACCGTCTGTCAAAGCTTTTGGCATAAAGTCATCATTGTTTGACATCGGGAATAGGAATGTACCATTGATCCATTTGATTGCAATGATGGAATACCCAATGATGTCTAGTAATGTATCTTGGAGAGATTCATTAGATGGACCGGAACCTTTTTTAATTAAATTCTCAAGGCGAGCTACTTTATCATGAATCCTAATTACCAAACCATTAAGACCAAATTTGGCAATATTGTCCGAACCATAGTCTCTTTGTTTTCTAGTAACAGTAAGGAGAGTCCAATCTCTGTATTCGTTCAAATCTAAATCTTTATCTATTTGTTTTAATGACAAAAATGAAAGAACAGAAAGAATACACCAATAGTTTACAATAGCCGATGCTACTTCAAAGTCATTTGTTTTGTCATGATCCCAAACTTTTACTGTGATCATATAATCAACAATAGTCCTCATATTCTCAACAAAATCATTTCCAAGCACCTTGTTACACAAAGTAACATCTCTTGTGATATCTGCAAAAAGTTCTTCATTTTCAGAAATAAATTTGAATAGCTCTTTAACAGTAAGAGAAGCTGCTTCTTCCCAAGATTCTGAAAGTTTTGCTGAGAGTAGATTAGAGAGGACCATTATTTACTTGATTGACGCTCTTTGTTTGGATCAACAATTTCAAATTGACCACGCTTAATCTTCTTAAAGAAACCCCTGTTTGCGTTGTAATAGTTGTAGAAGGTTGGCATAGAGATACCTGTTGCAGACACTAGATCTTGCGGAGTAATCGTCTTACCGATGTTTTCCTTAAGGTAGGCTTCAATAACACCACTTTTGCGTGAGCGCTTGCCTTCTGAAGAGACTGCGTTTGTTGACAGCAAACCATGTTTTTCCCAAACCTCTTTAACAAAAGCTGAGGGGACACTGTAGAATTTTGCTGTTTCAGAAACAGACATTTGATTCTTTGCTCCGGTAAGAGCTGCAGCAACCTCACGGTAGCTTTCGCTGGGGGTTTTGTCTAGAATAGACTTAATTTCTTTTTCAGTAATCATTAGATTCCTTTCCTTAGAGTAGACAGTTTACACCTCGTGAATAGAAAATCAACTCGGTTTTATAAATTATTTTTGTTGAACGAAAGTTTGGAACGGAGCACCTGTATATGGGTCAAATTTAGACGCTACCGATAGGGCTTTGTTGATAGCTGTCTTTGCTTTGGCAAGAGGAAGCTCTCTGCCGTTGCTTAGGGCGTGCAAGGCTCCTAGGGCGTAAGATGAGCCACTGCCAATGGCATAGATACCAGCTTTGTCTGAAGTCCAAGAATAGTCGCCATCGATAATATAGATTGTCCCGTTAATAACCACGACTATTTGTGATGAATGCTCGGCAATGTGGTCTTTTGTGTCGTTGTCCGGCATTGCATACCCTGTACTCTCAAAGCACTCACGCAAAGCTGGTACAAACTTTTGAGTAATAAACTGGTCAAGCTTTGGACCAGATATTGTGAAGGTGGGGACTGGGGGGATGAAGGCGTGGTGTAGAATGTTGATAGCCCTAACATCTCCGGCAGCCCCAAGAAGATATCTGCCATTCTGGGCAACTTTGCTACTACCTGTTCCTAGGGTGGTTATTTGATAAGCCATACCCGATTCATCAAAAGATGAAACTCTTGAGTCGGTACAGATAACTGCATAATCATCGCCTTGGATTCCTACAATTGTTGTCATTTCTGCCTTTAGATACTAATGGGGCACTCCAAGATATCAGGTCTAATCTCTCGAAATAGTACCCGCCAAAGAGTGCCCCAAACTTAGTATATCGTAGTTTGTTAAATATTTTCTTTTAAATGGTCATCAATATGCTGATCAAGTTTTTGGTCAATAACTGTTACATCAGAATGAAGCAGCTTAATCATTTCTGTGACTGCTCCGTGATCCTGTTTGTTTTCTTTACGAGATTTTTGTATCAAAGATACAAAAACACCCCCAAGTGTTGTGACGAGAGCAGCGTAAACCACCTCCATCGGTCTTACTCTGCAAGCAAGAAGTTTGCGATGTCTTCAGCAGACATATCAAACGAACCAAACTCTGCTTCATGGCTCTTAAGAAGGGAAACTAGGTCACCCTTCTTAACGGACTCGGGGTCCAATGGGACTTCCTTTGCAGGGGAGGTCTTGCCAGCACCAGAAGTTGGTGTTGAAGCTGATCCGGCTGTGGGGATTGAAGTAACTTTCTTCTCTGGGTCAAGAGGTACCTCGTTCATCATGCCTTTGATCATGTCTGTTTGTGATTCGTGCCAAGACGCAGCCTTGATGTGGTCTTGCATTTGAGTTGCAGCTGTTTTAGCCATCTCTTCATGCCATGACTTCATTGAGGTATGGTCTTCAGCCATCTTCTTCATATTGTTTGAATAGTTCATATTATTCTCCTTTAATTAAATTAATATTGTTTATTACATTTAATGCAATTTCTTGAGATTCCTCAAATTTATTAGCACTAATGTTAACATCTGTGATGGGTCCACCTAAGACCCATGCATCGCAAGTTCTAAGACCTGCACATTTGAAGTCAAAGATTTCACAGTAACCAAGATTAGCAACCTCTACTACAGCATAAGCTTCTTCTTCACCACCAAGACCTTGTGCAATAGCTTCTTTCATATCAGTAGTCTGAATGAAAGCTGCACAGTTAGCACATCTTGAAGATTTTGCCTCCTCAATGGAGGTCTTGTAAACATCAGCCCTAGCTTGCCAGTATTCATCATTACCAATAAGGGGATTCATTGGACCATAATTGGCTACATCAATACATTCTTGTCTATTTCGAATATTTACTGAAATATCTTGAGTAGCAGCTGGGAATCCATTAATTAAGTCTTCTGATTTCAGCAAATTTTCGACTTCTTTTGTATTAAGCTTTTCATCAGACATAGTGTGTCTATTTTATCATGATTTCACTTGTAATAGCTATATAGGTCATCTCTTTCCCATCTTTGGACAGGAATACTTATGTTGTGGAACGCAATGTATGCATCTTCTGATGAGTAATAGATTCTTGCATAGGCTTTTCGAGCACCTTCGTCATAAACTGGGCACTCAGGATTAGGATCTAAATATAGAGCTTTGTACTGATATTTGTCCGGTTCATAGTGAACAGCATTTATGGTTTTCATCTCTTTCATGCAGTATGGACACACTTTTACAGGGTATGGAAAATCTTTAATTAGTTGACCAAAAATCATTCTTCCTCCGCCTTTGAATTCAATATGTAGTCAATAATATCATCCACTGACTTGTTTGCAATCTCAATTCCATCCATTAAGGCGGAAAGCTCATCAATAGACATCATATAATCCTCAGATGGAGAGGAAATATAAAATGCTGGAATAAAGCTATCTTCAAAAGGGACAGCTTTGATGATGATGGTTAGCGTTTCAAGGTCTTCTAAATCACCATCATTTGAATAAGGGACTATCCTCATCGTAATCAACTCCATCCGGGTACACGAGCATCACATCTTGGTACGATGTGAGCAATTTTTTTGTAACAATCTCCAGTATAGCGGTTTCTGGGACTCTTTTTTTACCAAAAAACACAACAACAACATATTCGTTAATTTTGTCGTCAAAAAAAAGATTAAAGTTTTTATCTTTTATTAAATTAACTTTTCTTTTTGCAAAAACTTTAAGATATACTTTAATAAATTTAGCAGTTGAGGCTGGTGAAGAATATACAAAGACTTTGCCTGAAGTTAGGTTCTTTAAAAAATTAGTGATATATGGATATGGATACCATGTATCGCTAATCAGGAGTAATTTTTTTGTATTCAAATACTCTTGATTAATGTCTTCAGGATTCATTAAGTTGAGTTGCCAATATAAAACCAGCTACAAAAACCAGTAGAGCTGGACCAATATATCCGGGATCGTGTGACCAGCCAGCGATAATAGCCACTCTGATTATAAATGATGCAAACATCACATAGGCTACAACATAAAGAAATCTACTCATAGAGCAATTCTACCTGATTCAATAAAGGCTTCGTGTGAAATAGGCATTGTTTTCTGAAAGATATTTTCAATTATTTTTGCATATTCATTAATTTCATATTGAGCATTGCTTTCATTTCTTAATGAAATAAAGTTAATTAAACTTCTTGCATTAACTGTCCAAATAAACTCAGTATATTGAGTAACTGGTAATACACAGCGAGCAATTTCTTTGGCTATACCAAGCTCAATCAGTTTATAATAAGCTTCATCTGCATGAAGGATGGTGTCCTGAAAAATTGAATAAAAAGCATCTTTAACTTCGGGGTCAGAGATCTCTTCAAACTTATATGCTCCGGGTTTACCGATTTGTTTACGAATTTTATCATAAGAAGGAGTGTAGTAATCAATGTTTTCAGGCTGATGATAGCGCATACTCATTTCGTTAAACGAAGACCAACGATGACGCATCCACTCTCTTGTGACAAAAATTGGAGCTTTAATTCTAAACTTAAATACACAGTGTTCAAACGGTGTTGCGTGTTTGTTCCTCATAAGATACTTAATTAAGCCAATTGAAGATTCATCTAACTCTTTAACATAAGTAGCAAAACTAACTTTTGCAGCATTAACAACATCAATGTCAGATGCCATACAGCTAAGTAATTCAATTTCGCCATTGTCTAGGATATCGTGAACGGTAGTATAAGTCATGAAGCTATGTTATCAAAAAATTCTTAGTAATCCGCACATTCCTCATAAAAAATTGATATGCTTCGCATCTGGGATGCGCCGGTATACTAAGTATGCTAGTTATACAAGTATGCTTATTGTTATATAAGTATGCTTAAGTATACTGATAATAGTTTGGATGGTAAAATTTGGATATGAAAATTATTGCAATTGTTGAATCGGATGAGTGCGGACCTGCAGTCATTCTTGATTCCGATTGTATTGGGATAACTAAGTTTGATGACTTTTACATTGCTGCTGCAAGATGTGTTTACACAGATTTGCCAATAACTTGTGAAATATCTGAGGAACACGCACTAATGTTGATTGAAAAGGGTGTAAACTGTTTATCAATCAGCTCTGAAAGCTTCAAGTAAGCAGTAGAGTTGTCCCAAGGAGAATATGAAAAAAATCAGCTGGTTCAGTTTGAGTAATGTTGATATCAGTGGCGAGCTTTGGGCTAGTCAAGGATATGCCAACGCTGCTATTAGTACTATTAGAGCATTACAATCTAAAAAAATAGGTGTATTCTACAACAGAACTGAAATACCCTTTCATATTAACTTTTGTCAACCTCATTATTATCAGTTAAATAATGACTATAAAGTAGGATATACCCCTTGGGAATCTACAAAGATTCCTTCTGGATGGAAATACAATATGAGCTTGTGTAATGAGATTTGGGCTACCTCTAGCTTTGTTAAAGATGTTTATGATAAAGCCAATGTCAATGAAAATGTTTATGTAATTCCTCACGGAGTATCTGAAGAATTTCTTCCTGAAGAAAGAGAACTATCCAAAACATTTAATTTCCTACATGTAGGTGGAGACTCTAAGCGTAAGAACGCACAACTTGCTGTTGACGCTTTCCTAGAGTTATTTGACGGTAATATGGATTATAAATTAATTCTTAAATACAATAACTTCTGTCACGCAGAAGTGTATGTTGACAATAGATTAGTACAAGCTACCTCTCATCCTCAGATTATTGGTATTCCAGAATCTTATGATACAGATCAATTAATTAATCTATATCACAAATGCCACTGCCTCATTTACCCTACTAGCGGTGAAGGCTTTGGAATGATTCCTTTTGAAGCAATGGCTACAGGATTACCTACAATCGTAACTGACTTAACGGGTTGTAAAGATTTCTCGCATTACGGGATTCCTCTGCCAGCTGAGTTTTCAGACGCAGAATATCATTCTCATCAGTACGGTACCGACACAGGTATGTGGGCAACTCCTGATTTTGAAGAATTGATCAACTTGATGACAAATGTAACAAACGAATATGAAGAATTCAAAAAGTTTGCATTGCGCTCGGCAAAAACAATTCACGAAAAGCACTCATGGGCTTCTGTCGCTGATATGATTCTAAATCGTTACGCCGAATTCGAAAAAAATTACATTTAGTCCTAAGCACTAATCGGTGCGGTGTAGCTTCCCAATTGATAATATTAAACCCTACTACTACAGGAGCCTCAATGACCAATAATAATCCTAGGGAAGATTTCTTTTCCTTCAAGCTAAGCGAAGATTACATTTCAACATATCGCCCAAAAAAAGCACCATTCGGCTATCAGGATGCAGCCGGCAACTCTGTTGGAGAAATCACCTTTCTTCGCACATATTCTCGCAAGAAGCCAGATGGAACCAAGGAAACTTGGGTTGATGTTTGTGAGCGTGTGATTAACGGAATGTATTCCTTGCAAAAAGATCATTGCCGAAAGAATCGTCTTCCTTGGAATGGTGTAAAAGCTCAGGCAAGTGCCAAAGAAGCTTTTGACCGCCTGTTCAACCTTAAATGGACACCACCGGGTCGTGGTCTTTGGATTATGGGAACAGAACTTGTAAATGTTCAGAGAAACTCTGCTGCTTTGCAAAACTGTGCTTTTGTATCTACTGCAGAAATGTCAAAGGACAATCCGGCGGAGCCATTTGCATTTCTGATGGAAGCATCAATGCTCGGAGTGGGTGTTGGCTTTGACGACAAGGGTGCTGATAAAGATTTTACCATCCATGAATCAATTCGCCCAGTAATCACTCAGGTTATTGATGACACTCGTGAAGGGTGGATGCAATCAACCGCTGACCTGATCAACTCTTATTTGAAACCAGAACAGAGTCCGATTGTTTTTGACTACTCAATGATTCGCCCAGCAGGAGCACCTATTAAAACATTTGGTGGTACAGCTGCTGGTCATGAACCGCTCGAAAAGTTGCACAAATATATTCGTAAGATGTTCCTAGGTCGTGCAGGTCAAAAACTTACACGAGTTGATATTGCAGACATTGGCAACATGATTGGAGTTTGTGTTGTATCGGGCAATGTACGCCGTTCTGCTGAACTTCTAATCGGTAGACACAACGATGAGACCTTCTTGAATTTAAAGAACGCAGAAGCCTTCCCAGAGCGTAACTCTTATGATCCAGAGAATCCGGGATGGGCTTGGATGAGCAACAACTCTGTAGAAACAAATGTTGGCGAAGATCTATCTCACATTGTTGAAAGTATTGCTCTCAACGGAGAACCCGGAGTCATCTGGTTGGATATGTCTCGTAAGTATGGTCGTCTAATTGATCCACCAAATAACAAGGACTGGCGTGTAGCTGGATACAACCCATGCGCAGAGCAATCTCTTGAATCATACGAATGTTGCACCCTCGTTGAGACATATCTCAACCGCCATGAGTCTCTTGACGACTATAAGCGCACATTGAAGTTCGCTTACCTTTACGCAAAGACCGTTACTCTTCTTCCGACTCATTGGGAAAAGACAAATGCAATTATGCAGAGAAATCGCCGTATTGGAACATCAATGTCTGGCATCGCAAACTTTGCTGACAATCATGGGGTTCCGACACTTCGTGAATGGATGGATCAGGGTTACGAGACAGTTAAGCGTTACGACAATGTTTACTCAGAGTGGTTCGGTATCCGTGAATCAATCAAGATGACAACAGTTAAGCCTTCGGGAACTGTTTCTATTCTGGCAGGAGAATCTCCGGGAGTTCATTGGACTCCGGGTGGAGAATACTTCAATCGTGCAATTCGTTTTGCAAATGATGACCCAATGCTTCCTCTGTTCAAAATGGCTAACTACCGTGTTGAGCCAGCTTCTGAATCTCCAGATACAACAAGTGTTGTTTTCTTCCCGATTAAATCAAATGCTAAGCGTTCTGAAAAGGATGTGACAATATTTGAGAAAATGGCGATTGCATCAGTAGCCCAGCGTTACTGGTCTGATAACTCTGTATCGGTAACAATCTCATTTGATGCCGAAAAAGAAAAAGATCAGGTTGGAACTGTTCTTCATATGTACGATGGTCAGCTTAAAACTGTTTCGTTCCTGCCTCAAGGAAACTTTACTTACCCACAAATGCCGTACACTCAGATTACAGAAGAAGAATACAAACAGGATGGTTTGGACAAATTATTCCCAATTGACTTTGCTGGTGTGTATTCAGGAATGGCTGCAGATGCAATCGGAGAAAGCTACTGCAGCACAGATTCTTGCGAAATCAAACTCATCAAAGACAACATTGCTCATTAATTGAACAAAACTGTCTTCAATGTGTAGATAATTTAAAGAAAGTGATGTAGAATTGAATCAAATGACTTCCGACATGATCAAAAGTAAAAATATGTGGGTTCCAGAGCGTGCTTATGGCATCTGTCTCTGGATTATGCCAGATGGTTTTCCGTTATCCGATGGAGATGGTGTTCTTTGCGCAGAAGGAATGGTCGGTGATGAAGCTCTTGAGCTTCGTGTTGCAGAAGTTGCAAAATACTGGACAGGTTCTGATGCAGGAGTTATCCGATGGGTTCCCGGTGCAAGAAAGGTTTCTTCTGATGAAAGAGATGATCAAGCAGAGAGGCTTGCTGCTGGTCTGGTTGCTGACCCATTTGAAGATATGTATGACCAGCACTTTGGGAGTAAATAATGGATAACAAAATGGTTCTGTCACAGGATAGTGATGACTTTAACGAAGAGATTGACGACCTTTCTTATATTTCAGCTTTAGCCAAAATTGATGCGGTTGACCCTTTTTCGGAAGTAAAGATTTCAAGCCTTTCTCCTAAAATGAAAAGAAAAGCTCAGCGTCTTCAGAAAAGACATGAGGGTGAAGATGGAACAAAGTCTAAATACCTTGACCCAGAAGTTGTTAATGGTTATTCGTTATGGGATATTGTTAATCCGCCATATGACTTAGATAGTCTTGCAATCCTATACGATCAGAGCTCAATCCACTATGCAGCTATTAACGCAAGAGTAATGAATACAGTTGGTCTTGGTTTTGAATTTGATGAAACTCTTAAATCAAGAAGGCGTATTGAAAAAGTACAAGGCGAGCCATTAAAACTTGAAAAAACCCGTAAAGGATTGCAAGATCTCAGGGAAGAGCTTGAAGTTCTTTTTGAAAGTTTCAATGTTGAAGAAACATTGATTGAGACAATGGTTCGTGTTTGGCAAGATTGTCTTACAGTCGGTAATGGTTATTTAGAAATTGGTCGCAACAATGAGGGCAAGGTTGGTTATATTGGTCACATCCCTGCAACAATGGTTCGTGTAAGAAGGCGTAGAGATGGTTTTGTGCAACTCTCAAGGGCTAACAAAATCCAAGCTATTTTCTTTAGAAACTTTCAAGATCTAGAGATGGAAGATCCCATTAATGGTGATCCAAAGCCAAATGAAATTATTCATTTTAAAATGTATTCTCCAAACAGTACTTATTACGGTATCCCGGCAGCAGTTTCTGCAGCAGCAGCAATCATTGGGGATAAATTTGCAAAAGAATATAATATTGATTATTTTGAAAATAAGGCTATTCCTCGTTATGCAATTATTCTTAAAGGTGCAAAACTAAGCAATAAGTCAAAAGCTGAACTTGTTAATTACTTCCGCAATGAAGTTAAAGGTAGAAACCACGGAACACTTGTTATCCCCCTACCCGCCAGCATTGGTTCTGACTCAGACATTCGTTTTGAAAAACTTGAAGCCGGAGTTCAGGATGCTTCGTTTGACAAGTATCGCAAATCAAACCGTGATGAAATTCTTGTAGCCAACAGAGTTCCCGCACCGAAAGTCGGTGTTTACGATAATGCAAACCTTGCGGTATCAAGAGATGCTGATAAAACATTCAAGATGCAAGTCATTGGTCCAGACCAAGCAATCATTGAAAAGAAGATCAACAGACTTCTTGCTGAGTTCACAGACCTCCTTCAGTTCAAGCTTAAGAAGATTGACTTGCTTGATGAAGATATGGAATCAAGAATTTATGACCGCTACCTTAGAACTGAAGTTATCAGTCCTAATGAAGTTAGAGGTAAGATTGGATTCCCAGAACGGAAGGATGGCGATGATGTTCTTCCTTTCCCAACAAAGATTAAACAAGAGAACGCAGGAGCACCAGTTGGAAACTCCAACAATGCTTCTTCTAATCCGCCAAAATCTAGATCAGACAGTGGGGCGACACCAAGTGGTGTTCAAGGCACTGGGGATCAAAAAGAAAGAGGTCAGAATCAAGATTCTGGCAATAATATAGATACCGTTAAGGTATTTAAAGGAGAAACAAATGAGTGACGGTACTTTAGTATTTTCGAATACAGGACTGACAAGCACTAGTGGTGCTGTAAGCATCGGAAGGCATACGGATTCTATTAGTATTTTTAATACGCATGCAACGACAAACGCAACTGTAAAATTAAACGGAGGACCATTAACTGTTCTTATCCCGGCAATGACCAGTGGTGGCGGTTATGTAGAAATAGATGGCGATTATACAACAATTGAAGTAGTGACAGCATCCGTAACACTAGCTGTAATGGCTTTTGGGTAATTATACGCATAATAGTGTATAATTTAAAATTACGAGGTGATTATGGAAAACTTTAATTTATCTTTCCCGATTGAAATGATCAAGAAAGAGCAAAGGATTATTAGCGGTATTGCTACTGCTGATAATGTTGATAAATCTGGTGATATTGTTGACTTTTCTGCATCTCTTGAGGCATTTAAAAACTGGGGAGGGAACATCCGTGAGATGCATTCTCCTGTAGCTGTTGGCAAAGCTGTCAACTTTGTGCCAATCAAAATCAAAGGTGAAGATGGTGAAGAGTATAATGCTATCCGTGTAGATGCCTATATTTCAAAGGGAGCACAAGACACTTGGGAAAAGATTCTTGATGGCACCCTGCAGGCTTTCTCTATTGGCGGTAAAGTTCTTCAGAAGAGTGAATCAGCTGAAAAGATGTTTCGTGGTCGCCCAGTCAATGTTATTGAGAAATATGTTCTTGGTGAGTTGAGCGTAGTTGATAATCCAGCTAATGCTTTAGCAACAGTTGATATCATTAAGAGAAGTGATGATGGCGGTCTTGATTATGTTCTTGATAAAGCCTCTCCTCTCAAAGATCCCAAGGGCGGTCTTACAGCAGCAGGTCGTAGACACTTCAAAGAAACAGAAGGTGCAAACCTTAAGCCCGGAGTGAAGGGTCCAGCAGACACTCCTGATAAAATGCGTAGAAAAGGTTCTTTCCTAACTCGCTTCTTCACAAACCCATCTGGTCCGATGAAAGACTCAAAGGGAAGACCCACAAGACTTGCGCTTTCAGCAGCAGCTTGGGGGGAACCAGTCCCACAGAACGCACAGGATGCAGCAGAACTTGCTGCAAAAGGTCGCAGACTTCTTGACCGCTATCAGAATACTAAAGAGAAAAGTATGAAGAAAGAAGGAGAAGTCACAGCAGGCTCAATGGGAGCTGGTATCAAGAATCCTACTCAAGGTAGTTTTCAAGGTCCATTCCCCGGAAAGCCTAAGAAAAAGAAAAAGGAGTCTTCTATGAAAGATAAAATTAAAAAAAGCTCTCCATTAACAGATACATTAAATAATCTTTTGTCTAATGCTGCTGTTCTTTATTTCTCTTCGCATAGAGCACATTGGAATGTTGAGGGTGTAGATTTCCGTGAATATCATGACCTTTTTGGTGAAATTTATGCGGATGTATTTGAATCAATTGATTCTCTTGCAGAAAATATTAGAAAGCTTGGAGATTTCCCAATTGCTTTGGGCGATGCAGAGGATATGTCATCTTATGATGATGATTCAGCCACAACAGATGCAAGAGAACTTGCTATGGATATCTATGAAAAAAATCAAATGTACCTAGAGTTAGTAAAAGAAGCTTTCAATGTTGCAAATGATTCAAATGAGCAAGGTGTTGCAAACCTTCTTGCAGAAAGAATTGATTTGCATGAAAAATGGGATTGGCAACTTCGTGCTTCTCTTGGTATTTCAACAGGAA